CGCACACCGACCACTGGGCGAGCTTTCTTCGCTACCAACCGGACCTCGCCGAGAAAGTCGCGCGCCTCGCGCCGCTCGTGTGCTGGACAAAGGACCCGATTGTGCGGATCGACGTCGACGCGCTGATCGCCTCGCTCTGGTATTCCGCCGCGATGACGCGCGTGCACTACCGCCGCGTGTCTCAACCGCTGCCCGCCGCTGGCGACTGGGAGGGCATGGAGCGCTACCACAAGCAGCACTACAACACGCCCGCGGGTAAGACCCAGCCAGGCGAGTTCCGCGCCGCGTGCAAGGAGTGCCGGGTATGGACCTGAAGAATCTGCTGCGCGATGTCCGCACGGTGACGTTGCGTGGCACGCGCTACGTGTTCGCCAGGCTGGTCGCCGGCTCGGTCGTGATCAGCTTCTCCTGCTTCCTGGTCGTACTGCTGGTCGAAGACGTGATGGAGCGCAACGCATGATCTGGGCCAAACTGGCGAAGTCGATATTCCCGCTGCTGAGCGAGGTAATTAGCCGCGTCGTGCCGGACAAAGCACAGGCGGCCGAGCTGCAGAATCAGATCCAGATCGCGCTGCTCAATCAGGACGCCGAGCGCCTGGAAAAGCAGGCGGAGATAATCGTCGCCGAGGCACAGGGGCATTCGTGGCTGCAGCGCAATTGGCGCCCGATCGTCATGCTCGCGCTCACCTCCTTCGTCGGCGCGTATTGGCTGGGGTTTGCGGCGCCGAACCTCCCCGAGACTGCGATCGACGGGCTGCTCGATATCGTGCAGGTAGGGCTGGGTGGTTACGTGGTCGGCCGCAGCGCGGAGAAGATCGCGGCCTCCCTCGCGCCGGCAATGCGCGCGAGAAGCACGTGACGCCGTACGCCGTGCTCGCCCTGCTCGCCAACATCGGCCTGGTGAGTTATGTCACGTGGAAAATCTGCCGCCGTGTGGGCATGCATCCGGTGCATCGACTGATCCAGCGGTGCGGATGGGGGCTCGCATTGGGGACGGTCGCGCTTGGCGTCGTAACTGAGCTCGCCCCCGTCGGCGCCGCACTCGCGCGCGACTACCTGCAGATCGGAGCGGCGCTCTGCTGCGTCGTCAGTGCGCTCGGTTTCGATATCGTCACAATGAGAACAACCCATGACCGACGGCAGTAATCTGAAGGAGTTGCTCGAATCGATCCGCCCCGCTTGGCTCGGGACACTGGGCGGCGCGGTCGGCTTCCTGTGGGCCTCGTCGCGACAGGAGCGGCTGCTGGGCGCCGTGTTGTGCGTGCTGTATCTGGTGCTCGGCGGCGCGGCAGCATACACGTTGGATGCCGCATTCCATGCCTGGGTCGATCCCGCATCGGTATTGCAGGCGTTCCGCGGAATCGGCATGTTCTTCGCCGGGAGCCTGGGCCTCGCGGCCTACGAAATCGGCGCGGCGCGCGCGCTCGAGTGGTTGCGGCAGTGGAAATTTCCGAGTCGCAAATGACGCGCCGACTCACCATCGCACTGTGCCTTCTGGCGCTCGGACTCGTGGCGCTCGCGAGCGTGTCGGTGTGGGCAGCGGATCACGCCGTCACCACGGGCACCACTACAGTCGATTGTGATGTGTTCGACGGTGGCGTCGCCGCTGGTGACACGCTCACGCTCGACGGTGGCGCGCGCGGGAAGCTCATAGTGCGTGACTGCATCGGTGCGGTAGGCAACCGCATCACGATCCGCAACGACACGGCAGACACCAGCCCGGTTCAAATCACAGGCTCGGTCAATTTTCCGTTCAGGTGCGAGAATTGCGAACACGTCACGATCGACGGTACTGGCGGGTGGGTCGGCATGCCGGGCGGCGCGTACTGTGGCACGGATACGGGCGGTACCGATGGATGCGGGATTCAGATCGCGTCTACAGCAGGCGCTGCAAGCAACGTGGCATTCATTGATGGCACGTCGAAATTTGTAACGATCACAGGGATCGAGTTCGACTGCGCAGATATAGCAGGGCTTGGGCTGCAGATCAACGATCACGACTACGACGGACATTGGCCTGCGGAGTGGCGTGAGGGATTCTTGATCACCGAAAACTACTCTCATAACTGCACCACGGGTGAAGGCCTCTATATCGGACCGAACTGGGTAGATGGTGGTGGCGTCGATGATCTGCGCCTGCGCGACATCGAGATCTCGTACAACTACGTCCACGACACCGGCAAAGAATGCATCGATCTTAAGAGCGTGGTGTCTGGCGTTAACGTAATACATCACAATGTCGTGGAAAAGTGCGCCCTCAATCCAGCTGGTACGAACTCCGGAATTATGATCTATGAGGGTTATGCATCGATCCACCACAACACGATCATCAATTCACTCGGCAACGGCATTACCTGCTGGAACACATACGTACCTCAGTCGGTCGAGAATACCTACGGCCCGTGGTCCTGTGTCATGCAGAATAATCTCATCATCGAACCACAATTGAGCACAGGCATGCGCTGCGGCTCTAACAGCGGTGGCATTGCAGTCACTGACTGTCAGATGCGCCAGAACACGATTATTGGTGCGGGGACGTACGGCGCATCACTCAGTTCCGGTACTTCGTGGACAGGGTCTACGGTGTATGAAAATATCATTGTGGATTCTGGTACGGCGGATATTTTAGGTAGTGGTGCTACGGTCACGAACAACAAGACAGGCACGGTGGCTGCACGTAACTTCGTGAACGCGGGCGCTGGTAACTACCATCTGACTGCGAGTAGCGATGCTGTTGATGCGGGCTCTGTTGCCGGGTGCCCCACTGACGATCGTGACGGCGTGTCACGTCCGCAGAACGGTGGCACGGATAACGACTGTGATATCGGCGCCTTTGAATTCGAGGTGGAGGATCCGCCGCCGGAATCATCGAGTCACGTCCAGTATGTGCGTGGGGTGGTTCAGTGATTCGGCCGCTGTTTGCCCTACTGCTGCTCGCGGCGAGTCATGCGCACGCGATAAGCGATACGCCGGTGCAGACGAAAACGTGCACGGCGAGCGCGGCCAACACGCTGACATGCACATTCAACGTGGCGGCCACGGCTAATAACGTGCTCGTGTTCTGCGCGACCACCGAAGCGGGCACGATCACAATCACCACGCCACCGAGCGGGTGGACGGCCGGGCCGAGCGCGCTGAACATCGGAGGCAACCTGGGTGGGCAGGTATTCTGGAAAAAAGCGGTCGGCTCGGAAACCGCCGTGGCGGTAGTGTGGAGCAATAGCGCAAGCGATTCTTCAGGTGCATTCGTCGAATATCCCGGCAGCGGGCTCAATCTGGATGCGCTAGAAGCATCTGGCGAGGACGAGGCCAACGCCGGGACCCCAACCACTGCTGCCACGACAGGCACCGCGACGAACACCACCGCATCCGCATTGTTGGCAGGCTGCTATCACATCGACAACGTTGCTTCGCAATCCTCTCTGTCGAGCTATGCGAGCGGGTGGACCGAGCGCGCGCACGCCTACGGAGCGAACGTGTCGAGCGCGGTGGCACTTTCGAAAATCGCATCCAGTAGCGCGAGCCAGAACGGCACGGCGACGGATAGTGTCAATCAGGAGCGGTACGGGAACATCCTGGTGTTCGGGGCTGCCGGGAATACAGCGATGAGGAGACGCCGATGATGAGGACGTACATGGCCCTGTTGCTGCTCCCGTGCCTGTTGGCAGGTCCAGCCAGCGCGGAGTGGCTCGCCGCGGTCGAGCACGGCACGAACTCCGTCATCCTCGAGATGGAGCTCTACACTGCGGACGGGACCGGCTGCCTGAACGACTCCGATCTGACCGGCAACACCGGGCTGCAGATCGAGGTATCGAGCGATGCGGCGGGCGTCATCGACACCTACACCGTCGCGTCGAGCGAGATCGAGAACATAACGACCATCGGCACCTACGCCGCGCCGACGTCGAGCAAGGTCCGCATCGAGCAGATCGCGGCGAATTCCTGCGTCTACGAGATGCATCTCGCCGATGCCGTGTACGACACCGCCGACGCGAGCGTGCTGAAAATCGCCTTCCGCGGCGACTCGACCTTGCTGCCGATCGTGCACACGGTCGATCTGACGCCGGTGTCCGCGAGCAACCTGGTTGCCGCGCTGCTCGACACCAGCTGCGCCGGGTACGCGAGCGACAACGACGTGGGCTACCAGATCTGCACGGCGCTCGACGCGGTGCTGACCGACACCGGCACGACGCTCGACGGCAAGACCAACAGTCTGCTGAGCGCGACAGCGCGGATCGCGCTGTTCGCCGGCGACGTCGATACCGTCACGTCGCAGACGCAGCTGGTCGAATCCGGCGACGCGCCAGTAGCTGACGACACGTACATCGGCATGGAGTTCTGCGTCACGGACGTGGGCGCAACACCGGAGGAAACGCACTGCGCGTTGGTGCTGGACTACGTCGCCAGCACGGGGACGTTCACGATCGCGGCCGGCAAAGTCAAATTCACGATCGCGGCGGGCGACGCGTACTACATCCGGCCTGCCGGTGCCGGCGCGCGTGTGGGTGGGCCGTGACATGATCGCGCTCAAGCAGAATACCGCCGCCACCCTGCGCGTCGGGCCCGCGCTGCACTATCTCGACGGGATCACGCCGGTCACGACGCTCACGCTGTCGGGCGCCGACCAGGCCGAGCTGCTGAAGCACTCGGGCGCAACGGTCGATATCTCGGGAGCGACATTCGCAGCGATCGCCGGGTGCGACGGCTGGTTCGACCTGTCGCTCACCGCCGCGCACACCGACACACTCGGCATGCTGACGCTCGTGGTCCAGGACGCGGATGCAGTGCGGCCGATCCACGTGCGCGCGCTGGTCTTGCCGGCGCTGATATACGACTCACTGATCGGCGGCACGGATAACCTGCAGGTCGACGTCGTGCAGGTCGCTGGCGCTGCGCAAGACATCGCGACCGGCACGGCGCTGGCCACGGTGGCCGGCTACGTCGACACCGAAGTCGCCGCGGTGCTCGCCGCGGTGGATACCGAGGTCGGCGCGATCAAGGCCAAGACCGACAACCTGCCCGCGGATCCGGCGGATGCGTCCGATATCGCGGCCTCGTTTGCCGGTGTGAATGCAACGCTCGCCACGATTGCCGGCTACGTCGACACCGAAGTCGCCGCGGTGCTCGCCGCGGTGGATACCGAGGTCGCCGCGATCAAGGCCAAGACCGATCAGCTCACGTTCACCATCGCGGGAGATGTGGATGCGAATACCCAGTCGATTAGAGACGTCCCGCTCACCGGCAACGGCGTGAGCCCGAAATTCGGAGTGGTCTGAGCCGTCGAGGCGTAGAAATTGCCAAAACGGCGAGAAATGGCAATCGGACCGGTGCACTCTCGGCCTCGCTGATCGACAAACCCGCACAGCGGACCCAGCGAACATGCCGAAGCCGACCCAGTGGTACGAGATCCAGGCGCGCGCCAAGAGCGGAGACGCGCCCGCGACCGCCGAGATCTTCATCTACGGCAACATCGGTGACCGCTGGGACGAGAACGGTGTCATCGCCGCGGAGCTGGTGCGCGAGCTGTCCGGCCTCGATGTCGAGCAGATCAACGTTCGCATCAATTCCTACGGTGGCAGCGTCCCGGACGGCATCGCCATATTCAATGCCCTGAGGCGCCACCCGGCGCAGGTCGACACCTTCGTCGACGGGGTCGCCATCTCGTGCGCCAGCCTGCTTGCCATGGCCGGCAAGACCATCACAATGGCGGAGAACGCCCAGCTGATGATCCATGCCCCGTGGTCCTACGCAGTGGGCAATTCGAACGAGCTGCGTGCGCAGGCCGATGTGCTCGATCGCCACGCGAAGGCCATGGCCTCGGCCTACGTGCGCGATGGCGGGTCCGATCTCGAGGCATGCGTTGCGCTGCTCACGGACGGCAAGGACCACTGGTACACCGCGTCAGAAGCCAAGGAGGCCGGCTTCGCCGATGTCGTTGGCGATCCGATCGCGATCGCGGCCTCTCTCGCCAACAGCTTCAACCTCACCCGTTTTACGACCACGGCGGCCCGAGCCGCCGCCACTCCGAAGGAGACTCTCATGCCCAAGCCAAACGAACAGCAGGCAGCTGCCGACGCGTCCGCTGCAGCCGCTGCAGCTTCCGCAACTGCAGGTGCCAGTCCGGCTGCTGTGCCGTTCGCGCGCACCAAGGACCTGAACACGCAGGTGATCGCGATGTTCAAGCCGTTCATCGCGCGCGATGGCATCGCCGCGCTGCAGACCGCGGTGCTCGCGGACCCGGCGCTGACGCTCGAGCAGATCCAGGCGCAGCTCCTGGTGGAGATCGGCAAGGACGGCTCGCCCGCCAATCCGGCCGGCGCGCACCCGCGCGTCGAGGTCCTCGAGGACGAGGGCGTCAAGATGCGTGGGGCGGCCGTCACCGCGCTCCTGATCCGCGCCGGCGTCGAGCGCGACGCGAAGATCATCGCGGCGCAGGGGACCAATCCCTACCGCGGCGCGAAGCTGCTCGACCTCGCGCGGGCCTCGCTCGAGCGCGCCGGCGTCAGGCACGCCACGATGTCGCAACTGGAGGTCGTCGCCGCCGCGTTCACGCAGTCGACCAGCGACTTCCCGATCCTGCTCGAGAACACCATGCACAAGGCGCTGCTCGGTGCCTACGCCATCGCGCCGCTCACCTGGCCACGCTTCTGTGCGCGGGGCTCGGTGTCGGACTTCCGGGCGCACAACCGGTACCGCACCGGCAGCTTCGGCAACCTCGACGCGAAGAACGAGCTCGGCGAGTTCAAGAACAAGTCCATCCCGGACGGCGAGAAGGCGTCCATCACCGCCGCCACGAAGGGCAACATCGTCAACCTCTCGCGCGAGGCGGTGATCAACGACGACCTCGGTGCGTTCATCGGGCTCTCGGCGATGCTCGGCCAGGCCGCGGCGCGCACCGTCGAGGTCGACGTCTACGCGCTGCTCGCCCTGAACGCCGGTCTCGGCCCGACCCAGAGCGACGCCCAGCCGTTGTTCCACTCGAACCGGGCGAACGTGAGCACCGGTGCCGCGCTCGCCATGGCGGCAATCGACGCCGACCGGGTCGTCATGGCGCTGCAGAAAGACGTCAGCAGCAACGATTACCTGGATCTGCGGCCCAGCGTCCTGCTGCTGCCGATCGGCCTGGGTGGCACGGCGCGCTCGATCAACGACGCGCAGTACGACCCGGACACCGCGAACAAGCTGCAGAAGCCGAACACGGTGCGTGGCCTGTTCCGCGACGTGATCGACACGCCGCGCCTCACGGGCACGCGACGCTACCTGTTCGCCGACCCGGCGGTCGCGCCGGTGATCGAGGTCGCGTTTTTGGACGGCCAGGACACCCCGTACCTGGAGCTGCAGAACGGCTTCGACGTCGACGGGGCGCGCTGGAAGGTGCGGCTCGACTACGGCATCGCCGCAGTCGACTTCCGCGGGGCGGTCACCAACGCGGGCGCGTGATCCAGCGGTTCATTCACCGACGGGCCGGCGCCGCCGGCCCCTGCTTTACAGGGAGATCCCATGGCCAAGAACTACGTGCAACCCGGCGAGGTGATCGACTGGACCAATGGCGGTAGCGCCGTGGTGTCCGGGCAGGTCGTCGCGATCGGCAAGATCCTGGGCGTGGCGCTCGTCGATATCGCCGGCGGCGCGACCGGCAGCGTCCAGATCACCGGGGTATTCACCGTGCCGAAGGTCTCCGCTGCCGTGATCGCCGCCGGGGAAAACCTGACGTGGGACGCGAGCGCCGCAGCATTCGACGACAACGCGGCCACGCCGGCGACGGGCGACGTCACCGGTCCGCCCGCACTCGCTTTCGAGGCGGCCGGCAACGGCGTGACCTCGATGAAGGTGAAGTTCACGGGCGTGCCCGGCACGGTCACCTGAGCGGACTCCTGACCGATGGATGCACCGTTCGCCGCTCTCGAGGCACGCGTCAACGCCGCGTGCCTGGCGAAACTCGCCAATGCCGAGGCCACGCTGCCGGACCTGTCCGTCGTGCCGGGCCTGTTCGAGAACGCAGCGGTGCCGGTCTTCGGTGTGGTGCCCGGGTTCACGCGGCAGTTCCAGGGAGACAGTGTCGCGCTGGCTGACCTCGAGGTGGGCGACGCCATCACCGTCCGCAAGTGGATCAGTGGCGTCCCGGTCTACGAGGCGTCCCACGTGATCGCCGCGATCGAGCCCGATGGCACCGGCATGACGGTGCTCGGCCTCAAATGAGCGCTCGCGCAACGATCCTGGCGGCGATCGCGAGTGTGCTCTCCACGCTGGTCTCCGGGCGGGTCTACCGCTCGCGCCTGGAGCAGCTGCCCGACGTGCCGGCCATCGTGATCGAGCCGATCAGCGAGGACGCCTCGGAGCAGGTGCTCGGCCAGCTGGACCGCCGCCTGCAGGTGGCGGTCCGCATCTTTGCGCGAGGCGACATCCCGGACGATGCCGCCGACCCGGTGCTCTCCGCGGCATGGGCCGCGCTCAGCGCGCCGGCCAGCCTGGGCGCGGAGGTGCAGGTGGAGGTGGCGCACAGCGTGCTCTGGGAGACCGATGACGTCGACACCGTACGGGCGACGTTGGGAATCGCGGTGGGCTACCGCACCGCCATCAATGCCATGTGAGGGGAGACGTCATGCCGCGCGTGAACCAGGACGAATCAGTGGCCCAGCCGGCGCCTGCTCCCGCGTGGACGACCATGGCGAACGCGGGCCGCGCGCCGCGCGCGCCGGGGCAGCGCAGCTACGGCGCCGTCGCGCCGCCGGAGCCCGCGGAGGCCCCGGCGCCGGCAGCCGAATCATCTGCTGATCAGGAGTAACCCCACATGGGCCGCTATATCCGCAACACGGTGATCCTCGCGAAAAGCGAGAGCACCTACGGCACCGACCCGACGCCGACCGCGGCCGCGAACGCGGTGCTCTGCGCGGAGGTGGACATCAATCCGCTGAATGCCCAGAACGTGCCGCGCGACCTCATTCGCGGCTACTTCGGCGGATCCGAGCACCTGGTCGGGACCGCCTACGTCACGTGCGATCTCACCGTGGAGCTCGCCGGCTCTGGCGCGGCGGGCACGGGGGCCGCGTACGCGGCGCTCCTGGATGCGTGCGGGATGAACGAGACACTCACCGCGAGCGTGCGCGCCGAGTACAACCTCGAGACGCCCGTGGCCGGCAGCGCCACGCTGTATTACTACTCCGACGGCGCGCTGCACAAGCTGCTCGGCGCACGGGGCACCGTGAAATTCACGATGAACGTGGGCGGGCGACCAACTGCGAAGATCAGCTTCATCGCACTGGACGGCGGCATCACCGCCGCCAGCCCGAGCGCGCTGACGCTGACCGCCTGGAAGAAGCCGGACGTCATCACCGAGGCCAACACCGGGGACCTCACCTTCGGCTGCACCTACACCGCCGGCACGCCGACCCTCACCGGTGGCACGGGCTACCCGAGCCGCGGCCTCGAGTGGGATCTGGGCAACAAACAGGTCTTCACGCCGCTGCTCGGTGGGGAGACCTGCGACGTCACCGATCGCGAGGTCGTCGGCAAGATCGCGCTCGATCTCACCGCCGCGCAGGAAGTCTCCTTCATGACGACTGTGAAGGCGAACACCACGCAGTCGATGGGCCTGATGCACGGCACGGTGGCCGGCTACAAGATCCTCGTCTTCTTCCCGGTCGTGCAGCTGCTCAACCCGACCAAGGTCGACGTCGACGGCCGGCTGCTGATCGGCTACGACGTGCGCGCACTGCCCTCGGCCGGCAACGACGAATTCAAGCTGGTGCAGCACTGATGCCGCTCGAGACCTACGTTCCCGAGATCCGCCAGTTCGACGTCGCCGGCCGGGTCGTCGCCATCGCGCCGCTCAAGGTGCGGCAGATCCCGGCCTTCACGCGCGCGATCAGCCCGGTGCTCGGGCCGCTCGCGGCTGGCGACGTCCTGACGGCGGTGGCCGTCGGCGGGGAGGACCTCACCCGCGCGGTGGGCATTGCGACGGGCGAGGACGAGGCCTGGCTGGGCGAGCTGAACGCCGACGACTTCCTGCTGCTCGCTGCCGCGGTGATCGAGGTGAACGCGGATTTTTTCGCCCGGCGGGTGCTGCCCGCCCTGACGGCCGCGACGGAGCGAACCCAGGCGATTCTTGGGGCGATGCCCTTGCCATCCTCTGCAGCCACGGGCACCTCTACCGCGACTGCCTAGAGTACAGCCTGGCGGAGTTCCGGGGGCACGTTGAGGCGATCGAGCGGCTGCGCGCGCGGGAGGACGTGCGTGCCCTGCAGACCACCCGCCTGGCGGTGTGGGGTGCGGCGGAGGACATCAGGAAGGTGCTGGCCTTCGCGCGCGGTGGCGGCACTGCGCCGCCCGAAGACGACAGTGAACGGCGCGCGTCGATGGCGGCGTTCGGGATTCCGGAGTCGTGGTACGAGGATCAGCCCGCGACGTAGAGGCCGCAGCGGTAAACGAGATACAGGACGCCGGCGCCTACAACCCAGCCGAACACGAAAGTTCGCAGCAGGCCCATAACGGCACGGACTCGCTCAAGCAGGTGCAGGCGATCGTACCATGATCAATCCCAACGTAAACATCCGCATCCTGGCCAACTCGGACCAGGCGCGCGCCGAGTTCGCGCGCCTGTCCACGAGCATGGAGCGCATCATCGGCGTGACGCGCACGATGGGGCACAGCCTCGCGGCCTTCGCGGGTGTCTCGAGCTTCATCGAAGCAGGGAAGTCGGTGGCCGCCGTGGCCGATCGGATGGCGTTGCTCGATACCCGGATCCGCGGCGCCGTGCGCGCGATTGGCGAGTTCGTGTCCGCGAAGGCCGGGCTGGTCTCCATTGCGACGGACGCCGGCGCGCCGCTCGCGGACACCGTCGAGCTCTTCGAGCGCATCGCGGGCAAGGTGCGCGACCTCGGCGGCGCCCAGGCGCAGGCCCTCGCCATCACGCGTGCCGCGATCGACGGGATCCAGGCCTCGGGCGCGAGCGCCGAGGGCGCCGCCGGCGCGGTCGAGCAGTTCGGGCGCGCCATGGCCAGCGGGGTCATGAGCACGCAGCAGTTCAACGCCATCAACCGCGAGGCGCCGCGCCTGCTCGAGGCGGTGGCGGAGGAGCTGGGCGTCAACGTCGAGCAGCTCCGGCGCATGGCAGAGGCGGGGACGCTCACCTCCTCCGTGCTCGGCAACGCGCTGATGCGCCGGATGGCGGAGCTCCGCACCGAAGCAGCGAGCATGCCGGCGACCGTCGGGAGCGCGATGGACAACCTGCGCACGCAGTTCGGCCTGCTGGTCGGCGACTTCAGCCGCCAGACCGAGGCGACCCGTGGCCTGGCTGCGGCGATCGATCTGCTCGCGCGCAATCTGCGCACGCTCGTCGAGCTGACCGTGACGGTTGCCAAAGTGGCCGCCGGTTACTACCTCCTCACCACCGGCGTCACGGTGCTCACCGCCGCGATTACGCGCGCCACGATTGCGTTGACGGCATGGCGAGCAGCGCTGGCCGCTGACGCTGCCGCTACTGCCGCCGCCGGTATCGTTGCGGTTGGTGCAGCAGCAACTGCGGCAACGCCAGCGCTGCTCGCGCTGCGCACCGCCGTAGCTGGGATATTCCTCGCGTTCGCCGCCTATGAACTCGGCGCCTGGTTGTTCAAGCACAGCCTCGCGGTGCGCCTCTTCGTCAACGACGCGGTCACTGCCGCGCAGCTCGGCTGGGAGCAGCTGGCCACCGCGGGCGAGAAGGCCGCGGCCCGCATCCAGTATGCCTATGACACGCTGAAATCGGGCGTTGGCTGGCTGTTCGGGGATGCCGGGCAAGTGCGCACGTTGGAGGATCGCCTTGCCGCGATTGATGCCGCCCACCAGGCGCGAGTCAAGGCGATCAAGGCCGGCGCCGGCGACAACGAAATGGCGCTGCTCCTGGAGGAGTCCAACCTCACGAAAGCGTCGGCACCCGAGACGTCCAAGCCGCCCAAACCGCTCGACAACAGCGATCCGACCGCCGGTGCGAAAGCGCGCGCCGAGCGCGAATCGGCGATCGCGCTCGAGCAGCTGAAGACCTCGCTCGCGCGCCAGGCGGATCTCCGCGACCAGGGGCTGCTCGGCGAGCGCCAGTTCATCGAGCAGAAGCGATCGCTGGCCGAGCAGGAGATCGCGATCGAGGAGCGCAAGCAGCACGCGCTGCTCGGGCTCGCCGCGCCCGGCAGCGCGGAGGCCGAGAAGGCTCGCGAGGCGCTCGGCAAGCTCGCCGAGCAGCGCCTCCAGCTGGAGCTCCGCACCGCCGGCGAGCTCCGCGAGCTCGAGCGCAAGGCGCAGGGCGATATCACCGCGGTGCAGGTAGAGGCGCTGCGCGAGCGCGGCGAGCTCGCGCGGGCCTACCAGACGGAATTCTTCGCCCAGAACCGCGAGCTGATCGCGCGCCTGCAGGCCGGGGGCGCCGCGGACATGGCGCAGCTGCAGGCGCTCATGCAGCGTTACCTCGCCGGCTACCGCCAGGCACAGGAGGCCGAAGCGCAGGGGCTGCTCGACCGCGCCAACGGGCGGCTCGACGCCGTGCGCAGCCGGCTCGACGCCGAGGTCACCGTCGGGGCCAAGACGCAGGCGCAGGCGCAGGCGGAGCTGCGCAAGGAGACCGCGGCTGTCGCGCGCGAGGTGAGCGCGCGCTTGGTGCCTGCGCTGCGCCAGCTGATCGAGACGGCCCCGAACGACGAAGAACGGGAGCGGTGGCGCAAGCTGCTGGCCGAGATCGAGGCGATCGCCGCGGCCGGTCAACAGAAGGGCTGGCTCGACGGGCTCCGGCAGGGCTTGCGCGATTACGCCGCCGAGGTGGGCGACGTGTTCACGAACGTGAAGGAGGCTGTGACGCAGGTCTTTCGCGGGCTGGAGGATGTGCTGGTCAATTTCGTGGAGACGGGCAAGCTCAACATCAAGGATCTCGTCGATTCGATCATCGCGGACTTTGCGCGGATCGCGATTCGCAAAGCGATCACCGAACCGCTCGCCAACGCGCTGGCGGGCGCAATCGGCGGCTGGGCTGGCACCGGTTCAGGCGCGGGCGCGGGCGGCGGCGCAATCGGCGGCGCGGGCGGAGGGACGCCCATGTACGGTGCGGCCGCGGGCGCCGTGTTCAGGAGCCCCAGCCTGCACCGTTACGTGAACCAGATCCACGACACGCCGCAATTCTTCACGCTCGCCAGGGGAGGCGTTTTCGCCGAGGCCGGCACGGAAGGCGTCTTCCCGTTGGGGCGCGACTCGCACGGCCGACTCGGTGTGCATGCGCTGGGTGGCGGTGGCGGCGGCGACATCAATTTCGTGATCAACAACAACGGGCCGCCCGTCAAGGTGGATCAGGCGCGCGAGACGGTGGACAGCCGGGGCAACCGCAGCATCGAGCTGACCTTGAGCGAGGTCGTTGCGGGCGAGATGGCACGCACGGGAAGCGCCATGCACAACGCCACGCGCAGCACATTCGGCCTGCGCCAGCAAATGGTTCCGCGGTAGCGGCCCATGCCGACCAGCATCAACTGGCCGCCCGGCTTGCCGCAGCTCGCCACCGTGCGAGGTTACAGCGGCTCCGGTGGCGTCAACGTGGCGCGCACGCCGATGGATGCCGGGCCCGCGAAGCTGCGCACGCTCGGCAATCGACCGGACGTGCTCTCGATCGGATTTCAGATGACCACGGCGCAGGTCGCTACGTTCGAGACGTTCGTCAAGACAACCCTTGCTGGCGTCAGGCGGTTCAACTTCACGCACCCGCGCACCGGCGTGAGTCGTGAGGTGCGAGTCGTGCCGTCGCGCGATGGCGAGTACTACAAGGAGGAGTACATCGGCCCGGGGCTCTGGCAGATCAGCCTGCAGATCGAGGTGCTCCCGTGAGCCGCGCCTTCAGCGCGGCCGCGCTGGCGCAACTCTACTCGCCGGACGCGGACGATCCGCTCCTGCTGCTGCTCACGATTACCGCGCCGAACGACGTGCCGGGCGCCGACGTGCTGCGCTTCGCCAATGGCTACACCACGCGCCTCACCGGCCTGGAAACCGACGCGAGCATCACGGCCTATGGTGTGGTCTCGCGCGGCAACGACTTCATCTTCCTGCCGATGGAGGTGACCTTCCCGCAGGCAGACGACGCCGCCCCCCGCGCGCGCATCACGCTGCACGACATCACCCGCGAGGCGATGCCGCTGGTGCGCGCCGTGACGAGTGCGCCCAGCGTGCTGCTCGAGCTGGTGCTGGCGAGCGCACCGGACACCGTTGAGATGAGCGTGAGCGGGCTCAGCCTGAGCGTCATCAGCTACAGCCGGGACACCATCAGCGCCGACCTGGTGGCCGACAACCTGGCCCTGGAGCCGTTCCCGAGCCATACGTTCGTGCCGGCGAATTTTCCGGGGCTGTTCTGACGATGCGCCTGCCCACCGAGGCCTACATCGGCATTCCCTACGCCGCGCGCGGGCGCACGCGCGAGGCGGGGCTCGATTGCTGGGGCCTGGTGTGCCTGGTCTATCGCGAACAGTTCGGTATCGAGCTCCCACAGGGGGAGCCAGGCTACGACCCGAGCGACGACGCGGAAGTCGCCGGGCTGTTTGCCGGGCCCGCGCGTGATGACTGGGCGCCGGTCGATGCGCCCCAGCCAGGTGACGTGGTGTTGCTGCGGATCCTCGGCTACGAGCGCCATGTCGGGGTGGTTTGCGAAGCAGGCGCCATGCTCCACGCGCCGGAGGGACGCGCGGTCGTGATCGAGCGCCTCGATGGCGGGGCGTGGCGACACCGCGTTGCCGGCTTCTGGCGCCACCAGGCGCGCGCTGGGCAGCTGCCCGTACCGGTGGGGGTCCAGTTGAGCGGCCGACCGCACCCGCTGCGCACAGTGGCGCTGCAGGGCGTCGCGCTGCAGGGGGCGTCACTTGGCGAAATGATCCGCGCCGAGTGTCTGCGCGCTGGGGTGCCGGCCGAGCTGGCGCGGGCGCAGGGGCACGCGTGGCTCGATGGCGAGTACATCCCGGCCGCGGCATGGGATCGGTACCAGCCGCGCGCCGGCCAGCGCGTCGAGTACCGCCTCCTGCCTGCCGGCGGCGACAAGAACGGGTGGTTGCGCACGATCCTGTCGATCATCCTCATCGTCGTGGTCTACATCTACGCGCCCGAATTCGGTCCCGCCGTAGGTAATGCGCTCGGCATCGGCAATGCCGCAGGTGTCGCGCTGGTGGGCGCCGTGATGTTCACCGCGGGCAACCTGCTGATCAACGCGATCGCGCCGGTCAGGTACGACGAGGAGAGCAAGGACACCAGCACCGGCGAGCGCAAGAACCGCCTGCAGGGCGGGGGGAACCGGCAGGAGCCCTATGGCGCGATTCCGGTCGTACTCGGCGAGCACCGTTTCACGCCGCCCTATGGCGCCGAGCCCTATGTCGAGACCCAGGGCGGAGAGACTTACCTGCGCTGCGTGCTGGTGTGGGGATACGGCCCGGTTGTGGTGAGCGACATACGCATCGGCGACACCAAGATCGAGCTCTTCGAAGAGGTGCAGCAGGTCCACCTGCGCGGCGGCGGCGCGGACACCCTGGCGGCGCGCAACCTCTTCCACTCCATCTACGGCCGCGACGTCGACCAGGAGGTCGTCAACATCAAGCTCGAGACCGATGTCGATGTCGAGCGCACGATCACCAGCACCGTCACGGAACTCGTGCTCAACTTCCATTTTCCGTACGGGCTGTGGAAAACACCTGTCGAGGGACCCAACTCCGGCGACATGGATCCGGTGACCGTGCGCGCCGAAATCAAGATCAAACCGACCTCGGGCGGCTCCTGGCAGGAGATCGGCGCCAACGCACCGCAGAACACCCTCGAGCTGCCGGCCTCCTACGCGATCAACTCGATCGACTACACCTACGGATTCCCGGAGCTCGAAACCTGGTGGCTCGAGCAGCATGGGACGGCCAAGGTAAACCTGCGCGAATACACCCAGCGCCCGCTCTGGCAATGGACGGATATTTACCTCGAT